GTTGCAGCAGTTGGATCGGATACTGTACCAATAAAGGTAGTACCATTAATCTTTTCCATATTGACAACTAGTGGTGCTCCTCTACCAGTTGAACTATCAGGATGATAATGACCTTGTGCTAGTATAAGGTAACTATCAGTATCACCATAGTCGTGAGCCATCGTAAAAGTAAACTGGAATGTACTATATCCATTTGGACTTGATATAGCACCAAAGGTTGCAGTAATACCAGCACCAGCAGGGCCCGAACCCCAAGCACCTGCTGGACTTGTAGTAAAATTTGTAAACTCAGCAGTTCCTTTATACCTAATTCCACCTGTCACGGAAACTCCGCCGGCAGTTGTTCCATCGGAAACTTTCAATATTGGTGTTGCCTGATCAGGATCAAAAAACAAATCCCCCTTTCTACCAATAAATTGTGCTGCTGATGAACTACCTAATTTTTGTACTAATGCTCTAAATACAGATGCCATTTAGTTTCCTTTTAATACTAATTTATTTTAGCTTGTTCTTGTTCCATTCTCTCATTTTCTTCTTCAATATGTTGTATTAGCAATGTGAGATATATTTCTCTTTCATAACAAATTAAATTTTCTAGCTCGGTTAAACTCCAATTATGATTTTGTACAATAGCGAATAGAGTTTTATAATAATTATGTAAATTATTATGGCCGAGCGCTAACCGAAAAAACTTTGCAGCCCCTCCAGGACTGACTCTTGTTTACTGCCGCATTTCGAACAAGTAAATTCTACCTTATGTTTTAATTTGGGCATGGTATTAAAATAACCAATTAATTTCCCGAATTGTTGTTGATTTAAAGACATTATAAAATCTTCTAATTCTTGTTCTGTATAATCTCTTATATCATGTATTTCGTCGCCTTCCCAAATAGATTCTATACATGCCTTGGTAATTTCAAAAATAGAATCCATTTGCGATTCTTCAGGCGGTCTTGTCATTCTATCAATATCAGGATATTTTAATTTAACTTTTATTTTATTAGTAAGTTTTATTACATCCGTATGATCTTTGCTGATCTCTAAACCAATATTTTCAAGATTAACTTGAACTGGTGTCTCCCCGTCACAATCTTTGGTTTGACAAGACAAGCTGATTTCAACATTTTGTCCAACTGAACGAGCTCTTAAATTTAGAAAAAATAATTCAATATCAAAAGCAGGAAGTTTTTCAATTTCAACATCATCGTCAAGACAACAGTTTTTAATAATTTCTTTTGTAGCTCTTACGATGTCCGCTGTTTCACCGCCTTCAAGAGCTGTTAGTAAAATCTTTTCTTCTTTAACAAGAAAAGGTCTATATTTTATTTTGTGATCTACACTATGTAATTTAAGTTCATAGGTAGGATTACCCACAATTGGTAAAGCCATTATATCTCCATATTAAAAATTAATTAATCAGATGGGGAAAATTCTCTTTGGGATCCATCTATCCATTTTTTATATTGAAAATTCACACTAAATTTTCCTACTTGATTCATTTGATCCCAACCCAAACTAATAGGATCAACATTGGTTGGAAAGGCCTCTAAATATTGAGCAACAGCAATTGCATCTTCCGTAGAAGATTTCGCGTATTGATCAAACATTAATATATCAACTTGGCCCTTATAATTATCCTGCCATTCAATATTTGCTGATTCTGGATCAATTATATAATCCATCCAATTTAAAAACGTTTTTCTTGCCGACATAGCGTTTGTTAATATAAATCCTAATTGGAGTTCCGGATAAGTTGCTTCTCTTGCTAGTTTTCGAGTCGGACCATAATGTCTTAATTCTGAAGTCGCTATTGTTCTTCCTGGCATCGGGGCGGAATCACACAGATAAGATAATATTTCAGTTTCACCGACCTTGAGCAGGTTCGGCATCTTAAACCTTGCTACAAATCTATTTAAAGGAGCTAAACCTCTTTCCCCATCCAATTTCGATAAAAAGCTCTCTGTATTCATAAATCTCCGTTAAATTTTATATAAATTTTCTAGCGTGATGATCGATTATATCTTTACTATCATTCCAAACTTTAGCTTTTGTAACCCCCATGCCGCCGCCGCGAGATCTAAATTCCTCTACGGGCAAATGTAATGCGGTAGTCCATTCATTGGGTTCTATATGAATAAATTGTGAACGAACATATGAGCCTGTTAAATCATATTTATGAAGGGTAGGCTTAGCTTCTTTATATCGAGTAAATCCTTTAATATCATTATATGTAACATGTAAATAAGCTTGCAAATCTTCTTCATTTAAAAACCCAATCAATTTTTTCATTAATTTTTCTCTTAATCTATAAGGGAGATAATGAAAATTCATTCCCAGCATACCTTTGGGATAAGGTTTTATTGGAATAACTAGCGGAAATGTATCATAATAAGGTAATTTCATTCTCGTTTTGGGCTGATAATGAAAAAAATACATTCTCCCTAATTTCAACTCTTTTTCTCTATTACCTTCACTTATAATATTATAGGGATTTTTAATTGATCCAACTCTTGCAACTATTAATGAGTGCCGGAGCTTTTCATACTTTTCCCTAAGCCATTCAACTGCATCATCTTCTATATGTGAAAGTTTTCGTAGTGCCATGTATTATTTAGAGAGCAATTGATCTTCTGTTATAATTTTAAATTTCCAATTTTTATACTCACAAAATGTGGTAGCAGCTTTCCATTTAGCTTCATTTACGCCATATCTTTTCATTTCTAATAAATACCTACCACTTTTCCTTTTATTCAAACGAGGCTTAGGTGGAATAGTTTGTGATTTAGGTTTAACTTCAATTATTGAAGTTTCAAAGGTCCCATCATGTTTTTTTATTTTAACCCAAAAATCTGGATAATATTTGTGTATTTTCTTATCAAAAGGTGATCTATACGGTATAAATATTTCTTCACTGGACCACTTAACAATGCTAGCATTAGAATCACAATAAACCATGAAACGCCTCTCCCACAAACTTCTATAAATTATATTAGTGGGATTTCCTTTATATTTATCGCGATGTTTTGGTTTAAATTTTCCTTTGTACGCCATAATAAATAATCGATAAATAATTAGATATATTAAACTATTTATACGGAGAAACAATGGCTCAGAAAGCAGATCTAACATATCCTGACAATCTCGGGGCAAAATCTGGTGGAGGTGACGAAAGTCATTGGGTCCTATTTACTTCGTTTCCTCAACTTTTTGCGCAAACTACATCTGCTGCTGAATATAGTATAGCTCTTCCTATGGGGGCCCAAGCATTAATTTCAACATCAGAAGCAGTATATGCGGAACAAGAAGGATTAGGAACAGTTCTTACAGAAGCGTCACAAAAAGTTGCCTCAGGAATAAGCGATTATATGGATTCTGAAGGTACTTTCCTAGACTTTATTGCGTCCTTTAAAGATATTAATTATGGCAAAATGGGAGAGGCTGCCGCGGAGCATGCACTAGGTACAACAATAAAAAAATCTGATTTATTAAAAAAAGCATTGGGTGGTTCGAATATTGCAATTAATCCTAAAATGTCTTTACTATATCAGGGTCCCGGAAAATTTAGAAAATTTGTATTTGAATTCCCCATGGTAGCAAAAAATCAGAAAGAAAGTGAAACAATTCAGGAAATTATAAAAGCTTTCAGAATCTCAACTTTACCCGGATATGCGGATCCGGTGGGGAATATCGCCGGCATCGGTTCAACTCAAACCGGTGCCGGTGGAACTGAGCGCAAAAAAGGTGCCGGATCAAACTTTTATACTTTTCCAAGTACTTGGGATATTAGATTTGGTCACACGAAAGGCGCGGATGAAAGACCATTTAGAATAGCAAGAAGTGTATGTAATAGTGTTATAGCTAATTATGCCGCAGCTGGAGTACCATTCTTTTTCAAAAAAGATAGCCACGCTTTTGAAATAAAATTAACTGTTTCTTTTACAGAAATCGTTATTATTACCAAAGAATTAGTTGAACAGGGATTTTAATGTCATATTTTTCTTACTTACCAAATATTCAATATAATATAACCGGAAGCAAATACGGCGAAACAACTACTGCCAGAGATATATTTATTCGAAATTTATTAAAACAAAATGTGATTGATAAAGCTTTAAATTTTGATTTACATACTATAGGAGATACTGAGCGACCTGATACAACATCTTTTCTTGTATATGGTGATGTCAAATATGATTGGATAATATTTTTAACCAATAAAATGATGAATCCCTATTTCGATTGGCCTTTGAGTTCCCAAGATTTTACAAAAATGATAAAAGGAAAATATGGGTCCATTGACCGAGCCAAAAAACAAATTCATGAATATAGACAAGTAACACAAGAAGAAACTGATACGACTAAATTAATGGAAGTTATAATTGATAAAGATGCATATAATATTCTACCGGATTCAGATAGAAAAAGAATATCCAAATATGATATAGAATTTAAAACAAATGAAGCAAATAGACGTATTAAAATAATTGATAGACAATATGTTGAAGATATTATGAAAGAAGCTCAAACTAAACGATACAGGTAATAAATATGGCAGATGATGCAATTGAAGCCCAGCGCGAACTAGTTAAGTTTCAAAACCCCCCACAGAAAGCTTCGCCAGTTAGTATAGGTCATCCGAAAGCAAAAGAAATTGAGAAATCGGCAACTCAAGCTGGTTTGTATGATATTGTAAAGTGTGATATAGTAACTCCAAATGTAACAGATGCTGAAGCCGATAATCGCCCTAAACCAGTTAATATTATACCAATGATTGATAAATTAACTGTACATGAAGATATTAATAAACCTTATTTATTATGTGATATTGCAGTAAGAGATTCTTATGGATTTAGAGAAACTATTCCACTTATAGGTGAAGAATTTCTCCGACTTGAAGCACAGACCAGAGGGTTTGACAAGATTGACGCTGATAATCCTCTCGATAATATTATTAAAAAGACATTTAGAGTATATTCTATTTCTCCTATAGTTAATTCTACCGAAAGAATGAAATTATATGTTCTCCATTGTATTTCAATAGAAGCTATTATTAGTGAAAAAAAGAAAATAAGTAAAGGATATGGCCAGTTTGGGGATGGAGGAGTAAAAATTGAAACAGTCGTTAAGGATATTTACGAAAATTATATCGTAAAGCCACTGACAACTTACTATTCAGGATATATAGAAGGAATGCTCGAACCCAAAAAGCTTATAATTGAACCAACACAAGATAAACATTCTTTTGCTTTTCCTTTTAAAAATCCATTTGATATTATGGATGATTTGGCTGAAAAAGCGACATCTTTAAATGAACAAGAAGAACAGGGAGATATGGAAGATGATGTATTTAACGAACAAAGCGAAGCCCCTCCAGCAGATGGCGCTTTATATATGTTTTATGAAACTTTAACTCAATTTAAATTTGAAAGTTTAGAAACAAGTTTTAAAAGAGAACCTAAACGAAATTTTGTGGCAAAAATAGATTCTACAGTAGATGCAAAGGATAGATTTGCTAACCAGGGTTGGCCGGGAATTGCATTTAATAATGTAGAAGAATATAGTATTGATAGTATGTTTGATGTTATTGATAATATGAGAGAAGGAATGTATGCTGCTAAATTAATAACGCATGATATAGTTCGAATGAGATATGAAACTATAGGATATAGATATATTGAGAAAAAAGAAGATCTCCAACTGGAATTGGTTGCCGAGGAAGTAACGACTGAAACTAATCCAGGAACAGGAGACGCAGATTCGTCCGACAAGAAACTAGCAGATTTTACCGTTTCGCTTGGAAACGGCAAACTTTGTTCATACAATCATGATTGTTTAATTGATGATGATGGCGGAGAAGGTGCTCGTGTAAAATTAATGGGGACGAATTTTAATCATTCATATTTTATGCAAATGAATAGAAAATCCCTTACGGGCACTGGTGGCGCAGAACCAGGCATTAACGAAACTAACGTTGAGTATCGATCACAAAAAAGAGATTCACAATTTCAGCAACTTGATAATATAAAAATAACCCTTAAATTAGCCGGAGATTCATCTTTAAGAGTTGGAGATATTATTTGGTGGCATATGCCATCACACGCATTTTTAAATAGTGGTACGGCCGGAGAGGATCCCTTTTTAAGTGGAAAATATATTATGACAAAAATAAAACACGTATTTACGAATAAACAATATTATCAAGAAATACAAATTAGAAAAGATTGTTTAGAAAATACGCCACCTAGTTTAGATGAAACTGTAATTTCAGGTTACGCTGGTGGAATGTCTGCACACATGGAAGATGAGGAACGGCTGAAATCTTATAAAGCCGCGGTTGATCCTATTCCAGTGAATGATCCTGGAGTGATAGATATGACAAACCAGACGCAGGGAGAACAGACATTTAATCAGGCTTTTGCTGCGGCAAGAAAGAGAGCTGGTGGTAAGGGTGGAACCTTTACGTATAAAGGGAAATCGTATCATACAGGAACAAAAGAAGAAGCAACTTCATGATAAAAAATATATTATATAAAGGATAAAATGGAACCCGATTTTATGGGAAAAGAAGGCTTTGTTTGGGCCGTTGGTGTTGTAGAAGATAGATTTGATCCTCTATATTTGGGAAGATGTCGAGTAAGGTGGCTTGGCTGGCACACTAAAGATAAGATGGACCTACCCACTAGTCTCTTGCCATGGGCTTTTCCTTTAATGCCGATCACCTCAGCTTCTCAAACAGGAGTAGGAATGAGCCCAACTGGACCTGTTGAGGGTTCATGGGTTATGGGATTTTTTAGAGATGGTGACGCCGCTAATGATCCGGTTATGATCGGCACATTAGGAGGCCGGCCGGATAAACCTTGTAATCCCGATGAAGGTTTTAATGATCCAAGAGATTATTCTCCAGCGTTTTATCAAGTAAATGCTGAGACTGGTGAAATCGCAATGGGGGATGAAAAATTCACAGATGTTCCACAACATCCTCTAAGTGTTAAATTCAATAAAAAAAGAGGAATTGAAATAATTGAAAGGAGTGATAAAGCTGCTTTAGTTCAGGGTCAAACAGAAGCAGACGGGACGCTTACCGAAGGAGTCTTAGTTAAAGAAACAGATTCACAGGAATCAAAAGTTCCAGATTATGAATTTTCTTATAATTATCCTCTTTTTAGATATTTGGGCGAACCAACGACCCCGAGATTAGCTAGAGGTCGAAAAGATGGTAGTACAAAAATTGATACAATTTTAGGTCGAAATCCCCATGGTGAACCGCAAATTATACAGCAGGGCACCTCTATTGTTCAAACAAAAGCGGATTTAAGAATGCTTCCTTATCCTTGCGCCAAGGGTACAAGAAAAGGCACTTTTCAAGAACCAGTTTCTCCTTATGGCGCCATTTATCCGTATAATCATGTACATGTATCAGAAAGTGGTCATGTTATTGAAATTGATGATACTCCAACGAGAGAAAGATTACATTGGTGGCATCGTTCCGGCACCTATAGAGAAATAGGCCCACTAGGAACTATGGTTGATAAATCTAATCGAGATTATTATTCTTGTGTTTTAAAAAATACTCATGAAACAGTTGGCGGCTTCAAATATTCAGCCGTAAAGTATGGATATGAATTAGCCGTAAATACTGCCGGAGGACAAGAAGATTATTGGTTGCGAGTTAAAGGAGGTGGTGACGTACATTTAGAATCAGAACAAGGCAATTTTGAAGTATATTGTAAAGATGGAATTGCTTTTGTCACTGCGGCTAAAATTGAATTTAACGCTAAAGAATCTATTGCATTCAATACGCCTTTGTACTTAGAAGGGGAACGAGCCCTTGATTTACCAACTCTTCATGGGGGCCCCATGCTTCCGAGTGTCGACAACACCGGAACATATATTACAAGAAAAGGTAATTCCGTAGAAAATATTGGTGGCTCAAAAACTTTAACTGCTTCACAAATAACACAAAGTACCATGGGTGCGTACGGTTTATCTGCTCAAAGTGAAACGAAAAACTTTTCGCATGGCAGTGAAGAAATTATTCAAGGAATGAATGCAATAAACGAGGGAGGTGGTGCTGGTAAATCTGTTGTATGTATGAATGGAATTATTAATTTAAGATCTGCCGCAACAGAGTCCACCGGTGGCCTATTATTCCAATTAAATAAACTTCCTTCTAAATCTGAAAAAGGTGCAAAAGCTTCTTCAGCCGGATATTTAGCTATTACTCCTAAAAATCCAGCAACAGCTAGAATAACAATGGCTACTCCACTTGGCGCTATAACAATGAAAAATAAAGTTGGAGAAATTTCTCTTGGCGACTCTCCCTCAGGAGAAATAAAAATTCAAAGCAGTGGAGCAATGGGAGAAATAAATATATCGAACAAAGCAAAAGGTGTAATAGCAATTGATGGTGCCGGCTTAATAGCAATTAAAAATGATGTGGCTTCTTTAAGAAAAGTTCTAGATGATTTTTTTACAGAATATGCAATGCATAAACATGACGTAACAGGTGGTGTTCCTGCCGCTCCGGGTCCAATTGTTGGAGGCATAGCACTTCCTATGGTTCCGGGAACATTTCCAAAAACTGTAGAGTCGCAAACAAATTTAAATTCATTATTATCATAGGTAATATGGCAAAAGACGAATGGCATCAGCCAGATAAAATAGGAGTTCATCCTACATTAGTTGAATTGGCTGAAAAAACTAAAAAATTAATAGAATTAGAAAATCTATTATTGGAAACCGTTAAAGCAGATATAAAAAAATTTAACGAAAATGAATTGAAAAGAAGGAAAGAATAATGGCTTTAACAGTTGATTTAGACTTACTTGGTACAACTACTAATGCAGATGGCTCTGAAGCAAAAGGACCGGTTTTTGGAACTACCGGAGAAGAAATAGCATATGATCCGGATCTTTGGGACTCTCAAACATTAGGTGATATAAGTTTCTTAAAACCTTTTTTTAAAGCTTCAGCAAAGGGTTTGGAACTTCATAAAGCAAATGCGCTATTTATTAGAGAAATATATGAATTAAATAAATCTCTGATGTTTTCTAAAATAGATCCTATATTTGCGGCAATTGATGCAATCCTAGATGAAATTTTAAAATTATTAGCAGATTTACGAGGCCTTGGCTTTTACATGCTTCCGGTTCATGCTGGAGCGGTTGAAGAAAATGTAGAACGAAATCCTGTGACAGGTTCTTTATTTTTTGGGAATGACGTTTACGTTCCGGCCAAAAAAATTCCGGCAATTGGTACACCCGGTACCGATACTTACACAGCCCCCACTTATACGCGTGCCAACACCAATGCCGCTGGTCAGTTTGATTCAGTGGCGACGGATCCTATTACAGGTGAAACAATCTATGTTTCAGCACCGGAGATGAGTGAAACTCCACTGACATGGTCTGGAGGTGGCATAGGTGCTCGCATTGACAAGTATTTTATAAAAATGAATAATTGGACAGGTTTGATGTCATTAACTCCCGGAGGGATTTTACAAACTATAGATAAATCTTTTGATGATTTAGGTGATGTGCCGAAGTTTTTTAAACAAGCAATTGCGGAGGGAAAGGTTAAGAATGAAGACGGAACATTAGCAAAGCTGTCACAATATGTTCCTAATGTTGATATATCACAGTGGAAAGATTTAATAGATCCAAGTTATTATAAATCAGGCAGACCAATTATGTCTGATTCAGCTACAGTTGGGGGCATTATTTTTATAATGGGCATGCCGGATTTTGACAAATTTAAAACAATTTTGGAAAAGTTTAATAAGCTTATAGAAATTAAAGGCTTTGTGACATTGCTAGATGATATTAACAAAATATGGACCGGTCCAGGCAGCAATGTTACTCATAGATTATTAGTATCTAAAGTAGCGAGGATAACTGTTGCTGATGGTACAGAAATGGCTAGCTTGTCAAGTGGGGCTAGCCCCACTCTGGCTACCGCAGACCAGGAAACGATAACTGCACAAGGAGAAGACAAATACTATATTATGGAAGACGAACAGTCCGGTCTGTTTGAAGTACAAGATCCAAAGGAAACTAATAGAATATTAAAAAATGATAAACATGTTTATGCTCGCGTAAGAGAAGTTATAGAATCTAGACCATGGCTCAATGAAAAAATGGACATGACTGCAGCAAAAGCCATGGCTTCTACGGACCTTCCTTTGACAGAAAGTAGAATAAGACAGATACATATAGGAACAAAAGTAAACCGTAATCCTTTGCCATATATGAATCAAACATTAGAGATTGAATATTTTGAAAGTGGGGGCGAAGAATTTCAGGCTGGTGATTTAATATATGAGGCCGTGCCGGCAACTACGCCAGGAATCCCGAGCTCGCACCCGGAATCCAAGCAAAAAGCAGTGCTGCCGAACGATCAGAGCGATACATACCATCAAGTCACGGAAGGAACATGTACAGTGGGTATAGTAGTAGATGCTTATGATGATAATGCTATACCAGAATCTCCTAACTGGTCCGGCAAAAGTTTAGAGCAACTATTTCCAGCTTTGGGTCCACTACTTAATAAATGTGAAGCAGAAATAAAAGGGATAAAAGCTGGTGTTGCATCTGCTAAAACAACTTTAGATCCTATTATAGCATGGCTCGATGGCAAAATAGACGATGTAGAGGCATTTGCAAAAGATATTGAAGAAATATTAGAATTATTTGCTAATGGTGTTCCAGCTACTGGCATGTATGCTTTATATTTAGAACCAAGACCTGGCGGAATAGCTAAATTTAGAGAAAGAATGATGGCTGCAGGAGGTGATCGCAAACCACCGGAAGAATTAAAATTTTGTGCTGGTGTGTGTTTTTTAGGAGGAGGTCCGACTGGAAATCCACTTTTAAGATCCATAGATATATTATCTTTGTTACTAGGTTTAAGACAACAAACTGCTGAGGAAGTAAAAACAGCGCAGACGATGGACGAAATAGGTACTCCTGTTTATAAAGATAATAAAGAATATGTGATCGATGATAAAGTATATTATAAAGAAGTTAATTATATATGTATCGCGAATGCGCCTGCAGGGGAACCTCCGCTAATTATGAGCACTGAAGGTACTGGCGGAGCAATACTCAATGCTACTTATTGGAGCGTAGTCGGAGGCACGATTGGAGCAGATACAGAAGTTGATGTCGGAGACGTAAGAACACCGGAAGAGATAGCAGCAGCTAAACTTGCTTGGTTGAAGGCAGCCAAAAACGCATTAGCTTTAATTTTGGAATATTTGGATGGTTCGCCACCTTCCGGAAAAAATTTGAGAGAAAAAATAATGGATGTTAATCGTTTTGGTTCTATTGATCCACAAACCAACGTATTTGATGGTCCAGATAGAAATATTTATGATGAATTAACACAATTGAGAGAAAATGATTTACGAGAATTGGAATTATTAGTCGACAGAATTAAAGAAATGATACAAGCAATTGAAATAAACTTGATTCAAGAGTCACTCAAAACCAGTAAAGATGACGAAATCCCTAAAGGAAGTTTAAGATCTATAGGTAAGACATTGATGATAATAAAAGGTGAATTTGTAGATGAGGTTGATGATTTTGAAGCCGGACAACGCGCAGTCAAACCAAATACTACAGTTACCATACTTCATCCTCTTTTAGATTCTTCCGGAGCAACAAGATCTGTTGAAATGTTATCTAATACAACCATAGCAGTTCTTGAAGAAGAATTTCCTGTTGATATAGACGAATCATTGTCTTATAATGTAATTTTAAATAATAATGTTGAATCAGTTTACAAGTATCAGGATGAAAATAAAATCGCTGGTACTAACACTTACAGGCATCCAGGATATAGATTAAGAGAATATAAAGCTAAAGCTAATACTGTTTCAATAGCTGTTCCAAATGACTCAGGTGAATACACACAACTTCCAGTTTGGGCATCCGGTCAGGCCGGCCCGGAAGGCGATGTTCGTACTACCGCTCATTATCCAGAAGGTACTGTGGTAAAAATTAACGGAACTGTTCCGGTTTCAGAAGGATATCTTGCGGACACCACTGGTGTTGTGGATGTGCTAGCAGAGGAAGAGCAAGCAGTCGCCGATACATGGATGGCCCTAGGTGTTTCTGAAGACGATAAAATTACTGTTGATTTTGGATCCGGCACTGGCGGACCGATCACCAAAGCAGTGGATTCAACAATTGGAGAAGAATATATTAAGGTTGACTCTGCTTTTATCATCGGAACTGGATCACCAGAAATATTTCTATACCATGAAGAGTGGTCTTTTGAAATATCGGACGCGACGTTGGCTGAAATTGCTAAATCACAAAAGATACAAGGGAGCAGAAATAAATATGCAGATTATTTAGAAGAAATTAATGAACTAGCGGATACAGTTTATGATTATCTCACTACTTTTGAATCCAAAACATGGCCGGCAGTTGATACAGAAGAGTAGGTATAAATAAAGTAACTGGAGAAATTATAAATGGCAGATGCAAAATTTACAGAAATAACTTATAGTTCAGAAGACGGCAGGGCAATATATTCTGATGTAGATTTGTCGTTCAAAGTTCATCCTGTCACAGGAGATCTTCTCAAAACAAAGAACGCTACCGTTATAAAACAGTCTATGCGTAATGTTTTACAAACTAGAGAATTTGAAAGAATTGGACACCCCGAAATTGGATCGAATTTACAAACTTTGTTATTTGATCCCATGAGCCCAATAACAGAAACCCGATTAAAAATAAGTATTGAATCAACTATGACAGCCTTAGAACCACGTGCCGTAATAAAAGATATTCAGGTTTCTTCTGAAGATGACAGAAATAGATATAGAGTAAAAATAATTTTCACTATGCTGGGGCAACAATCTTCGGAAACTTTCGAACAATTTTTATATAGATAGGAATTACTGTGGCAGAACAATCAGCAAAATTACAAGTATCTGAACTAGATTATATTGGAATTAAATCAAACTTAGTAGCATTTTTAAAAAGTCAAAGTGAATTTTCAAATTTTGATTTTGCTGGATCTGGCTTAGATGTTATAATGGATTTACTTTCATATAATACATATTATAATTCTTTTTATTTGAATATGTTAGCCAATGAAATGTTTTTAGATACAGCCGAACTTAGAAATTCTGTTGTAGCAAAAGCCAAACAAATAGGTTATACGCCACGATCCGTTCAAGGAACTAAAGCAATTGTTTCATTAGATATAGTTCCGAATGATTCCGCAACAACTATGATTGTTGAAAAAGATAAAAGATTTTCATCAACTATTAATGATCAAAAATATATATTTACAACAGCAGATTCTTATGCTGGAATATTGGATGCAACTGGAAAATTTACGATAGATGATGTTCAATTAAATCAAGGTGTCAGAATAACACACAAATATAAAGTTGATTATAATAATAAAGAACAACAATTTATATTACCAAATTCTAATACTGATGTAACGACTCTTTCTGTTGTTGTAAAATCTTCACCTTCTTCAACTGAAACACATACCTATCAACTAATATCAGATACAGTTAAGGTTACACCTACATCTAATGTATATTTTCTGTATGAAAGTTTTGAAAATAAATTTGAAGTTCAATTTGGAGATAATAAAGTTGGCTACAGACCGGCAGATGGAAGTCAAGTTCTTTTAGCTGCAAATATATCTGATGGAGCAGCTACTAATAAAGCTACAACATTTAGAGCAGTAGATCCAATAGGTGGATATGCTAATGTTTCTATAGAGACCACTACAGCTGGATATGGAGGAGCAGGTAGAGAAACTATTGCTGAAATTAAGTATAATGCTCCAAAATTATATGAAACTCAAAATAGATGTGTAACATTAAATGATTATAAAAGAGTTGTGGAAAAAGAATGGGTTAATGCTGAATCTGTAACATGCTGGGGTGGAGAACAAAATGACCCTCCGAGATATGGAAAAGCTTATATTGCTGTTAAACCTAAAAGTGGATTATTTTTAACAACAAAAGATAAAGAAGTTATTAAAAAAGAAATTTTAGCAACAAAGAATATGGTATCAGTTACACCAGAAATTGTGGCGCCAGATTATCTATACATTGCAATTCTCGCTAACGTTCGATTTGATCCAAATAAAACTATACAATCCCCCCAACAAATAGGTGAAAGGATTGTTGCAACATGTTTAGATTATAATAATTCGGAATTAGGAAAATTTGATTTAAGATTTAGATATTCACGAATGACCACTTTAATTGATAATTCTGATCCGGCTATTCTGAACAATCAAACAACAGTTTTATTATTTAAACGATTAGTAGTTGAGCTAGGTCAAGCATTTAACTATTCTCAAAATTTTTCTAATCAGATAAAATTTCCCTATAAAGGATATAAAGGAGCATTAAAATCTTCAAAATTTGAATATCTCAATGAAAATACTAATGTATTAGAACAAAATACATTATTAAATGATACAGACGGAATTATTCAAGTTGTAAAAGAAGAAGCTGGTGCAGTAGCAATCGTTAATTCTAATGTAGGAACAATAGATTATGAAACTGGTAAAATGACGTTGGTAGGATTTATACCTAATTCTGTTGAGAAGGTAGTAAATAATAATACTATTGAAATATATGTTGAAACCAATGTTCAAGATGTTACACCCATTAGAGAACAAGTTATAATAATTAATAGAAAAGATGTAACAGTTAATATGATAGTAGATACCGCCCAATCAACCGGTGATTTTGTTCAGGCAACAGTTAATGAAACACCAGCTTTGGTAGTATATGGAGCTAATACTGCATAATGGCCGATAATAGAATTTCTGAAATTATTCAAAATCAATTACCTTCCTTTTTTATGGAGGAAGGTTCCAATCTCCCTCTCTTTCTTACTAAGTATTTTGAATTCCTAGAATCTTATCAAATAGAATATACCGATTTAATTTTAGATGAATATAATATGGTTCTCGAAGATGATAATGATGCTCATTATATTTACGGAACAGCTCTAGATGAAGGATTAATATACACAACATCTGATGAAGGTGTTGAATATGATCCTGGATTACAAACAGGTTATTATTTTCCAATATATGGTAACAAGCCAGACGCTATAGCAGCTTCTGATGATCCAGAAATAGTTTATGAATTACATTTAGAAGAATTCGCAGGCCGTACATTTTATATGCCTCAAAAAGGTGGAGAAAATGGAACCAACTTTGGATTATTTGAAGATGATCCGCCCGTAACAACATTAACTCAATATTCAACTGCCGGAACAAAATTTCTATTAGAAAGCACTCCAGACGATAATCCGAGTGTTAGTGAAATTGATGAATTATTGGTAGAATCAGATAGAGATCCAACTACCGCAACATTTCAATTAGGTGAATTAATTGTTGGTCAAGTATCCGGAGTTCAAGCAATAATTACAGGTGTTCAAAATCATGGCATTTTTCCAGCTGGCAAATATATGTCCACAGATATTACCAGTGATAATTATAAAACCGATCCCCATGTATTATTTGCACGACCTGTAAATTCTAAAGCATTTCTTCATGGCGAAACAATAATTGGGAAAAGATCCAGAGCAAAAGCAATTGTTGGTCAAACTGATAAAGACATTAAAAGAAATCCTCTTCGAGCTGCCGCTGATTTAGATTTGGTTAATGATATAGATGAAACCGATAATATGTACCTGGCCCGGTTTCGAGATGATTTTTTAACAAATATTCCTATGGGTTCCGTTGGAGATTTAAGACAAGCAATAAAAACCGCCAAAGAAATTTATAGGTCAAGAGGAACAGAGGATTCATTTTTATGGTTATGGAGAACTGTTTATGGATCGGAACAACTTTCCTTTATATATCCAAAAGAAAGATTATTAAGACCATCTGATGGAACTTGGAAATCACTAAAATCTATTAAAATTTTTACTGGAACATCTTTATATCCAGATGATTTTAATAGTAAAATTATTAAAGGTGAACAATCTCAAGCAACAGCTACTGTTGATAATTCAATTTCATATTTTGAAGGAACAACTGGTGTCACAGAATTATTTTTAACCGATTATACTAAAGGATATGATGTTCGTTTTGATGTTTATTCTGATTTTCAAGCAGACGAAACAATAGCAACAATTGAAACATATGTTGACGCAGAATTAATGGGAAGTGATAATTCGGAAGACGTGGTTAAAGCAATGAATTTCCCCACAGGTTCTTCTAGAGGAACATGTATTGCGGTTATTGGTGAAATTGATATTATAAGTAATGGAACAGGATATGCCATTAACGATGAACTTATAATTACAGGTGGTGCCGGAAAAGGGGCTGTAGCTCGCGTGGCTACCACTGCTAATGGTGCTATTGATGAAATTATCATTGATGATGGAGGTAATGGTTATTATGGAGGTGAACGTTTAGAAATTAATAATTCCGGAACCGGAGGAAGAGGCCACACTGGTGTAATTTCCAAAGTGCTTCCCACAGGAGTGTTTAGAAGTTCTAATACAAAGGTTAGCGCAGCTATATCAGTTGCTGAAGGTGGAACCTCTCCATCAGCTATATTATTAAATTCGGCTTCTTTTTCAATTGAAGAAGAAGATGTTAAATATCCAGAAAATATTAATACACACTTTAGCTCAAGTAATACAATTACGTTTGTTGCGGAAGTAGCAAATCAAGATACCGCAGACGCCGGAGCAAATATATTATTAGAAGAAGGAGATGGTTTAATTCTTATTGATAGTACAGATGGAACCGCTGATGCTGGAGATAATATTCTTTTCCACACTAAAGCTTTTGAAGATGATATACAACCAGGTTATTATGTCTATGATTCTAAAACAGGAACCAGGGGAACAATTGCAGGCCCTTCAGTAAATAATTCAGCTTTTGTATATGCATTAGAAAGCCCAACAGCTCCTAATTTTGTTGATGGTTCAATGTGTGATCTTTATTACAGTGCAAATGGATCTGCAGTTCCAGGTAAATCTAATATGTTTACCATTAGCACGATTCAACCCGCCGGTTATTATGAAATTACAGATGAAGAAGGAGAATATGAAAATCAATTCGGAGATGGTTCAAAATCAGTTTCAGATTATTATGGAGGAACTGCTTATACCTATACAGGTTTCGGGTCCATTTCTGAAACTCGAGTAATAACTACAGGACTTGATTATATAAGAGCTCCTAGATATGCAGCAAAAAATGAATCTACTTTAGGTCTAGAACAATGGAGATTTGAAGATCCTATAACAGGAAAAAATACTGGTCGATTAACATATTTAAATTTAGCTGAAAATGTTTATGGAAAATATAGATTTGGTGAATCTGTTATAGGGGTAACATCTGGTAAGAAAGCAAAAGTAATATTACCTTCTGTTAATTCTACATCAAATTCTACTTTTAGTACCATGAAGGTTCAAGATGAAGAAACAACTTTTTCTCTTGAAGATGTAAATGTTCTTCAAAATAATGTTGGGGACTTTGAGGATGGAAGTATTTCAGGACTTTCAGCTTTTTCTTCAAAAAGAACAGCCGTAGATACCGGCAGCCACACACTTTCATTAGAAACATCTAATACTATTTCCGGTTCATATAGTGGTAAGATAGCGGTTAATGATCAGTTAGATACTTATATTGGTTTACGTTCAATAGATAGTGAAGAAGGTGAAGCATATGCGAATACTATTATTCCCGGAAATCAATATAATGCTAAAATTTCTTTTAGAGCCAGCAAAAGTCTCAGATTTACTGAATTAAGATATGGTCATTCAGATACTGATGTAGATTATGAACCGGTAGGTTCCGAAATAGGATTAACTCAAACAGTTGTTTATACGCTTCCAGAAACAACTAATGCGGATCAAGTTTATACTTTCGAAGGAAAATTTGTAGCAAGTTCAGATCGTTATCACGCTGTTTATTTATTTGCAAATACTCAAACTTCTACATCATATGATTTACATATAGATAATATATCAATCGCTGATATATCATCTCGCGGAAAAATTCAATATGAAGGATTTAATACTGCTGATGATATAGAATCATTTATGATGTTAGAACCCGCAGATTTTATTCCTGGCGAAATAATCATTTCTTCCCAAGGTGCTAGAACAGCAACTTTAGCATCTTCAAATTCTTCTTATCAGGAAATAAATTCTGGTTATGGTAACAATGCTATTTTAAAAGCCGGAGCTTTAAAAACAGGAGCTATCAAATCCCTTTCAATTACTACAGCAGGTATTAATTATAATATTTTACCTGATGTGACTTGTCCCGAGGGAGATAATAATGCAACATTTTTAGCTATACGAACAGCTATAACAAATTATCCCGGTAAGTTTCAAGATCAAATGGGATTCATTAGTGATATTATCAGGATTCAAGATTCTTACTATTATCAAGATTTTTCGTACGTTTTAAGATCGGACATTCAAATTAATGAATTTAGAGATTTAGTTAGATCTTTTGTTCATCCTGCAGGTTGGAATGTTTTTGGAGAGATTGGAATATTACTTTTGTTAAATGTAGACGTATCTGCTGAATCAGATACTATTAAAAAGCTTGAATTATTTGTTGATAGAACACCAGCATTTATTCCTACATATGGTCCACTTACAGTCAGCCAGAGAGGCACCGATACAATTTATAATAGTACTACCATGGGTCCTTATACTAGTATTTTCGGACAAATTGATATGTGGACGGGCGAGGTTCATAAAATGCATATTGAATTTTTGGATCCGCGAACAATAGGATTTGGTGTTACAACAGACGATAGGCATTTTGCATTTCATGCCGGACGAGTAGATTGGTTAGTTGGTCGTGGATGGGACTATGAACCTTACAGCCGAGGTTTGGCTGGACAATTTGATCCGTGGAACGATGGATATGATTCAAATCGCACAGGGAGAGTAGAAATACCTCATCATTTTTCGCAGCATGATAAAGCGCGTCTTAATTCTACTGAAAAAATTGCTCCTTGGTATCCAAATGTATTTCCAGAATTAGTCATTCCCGGTCACTATGAAGGAAATGAATGTACGGGCCACAGTGCCTTTGGCGGAGTTTCATTATGGGGTAAGTCAACTCACTATAATACAGAAAATAGATGGGGCCCAGTGCATACGACAAGTGCATGGGGCGCAACTGCTGGAGCACAAAGACCAGCCGACACCTATTGGGGCCTAGGTGGAGATGGAGACCCAGATACAGCACGTAAAGGCGGTATAGATTATTGGTTAGAGATAGGTATATTAGGTAAGTATCGATCTCCGGACGGAACACATGTAATGCCAACAATTACTACTTATTATACTTACGGACAAGAAGAAATTGAATTACTTGCGAACTTGTGGAAAGCTAATCATTATCTCGAAGTTAAATCTCACCTCGAAATTTTTGATCGTTGGGGCTTACAACGGATACAACTTGATCTTCCAACTTTATCAGGCGTGTCTACTTATGTTAGCATGGCAGACTCTGTTATAGAACCTACTTTTCCAGAAGCTGCGTTTGGCTGGCCCATAACAGAATATCCAAATCCTGCATTACAAGAAATAATGGTAACAGTTGCAAGTACTGATTTTCATTTTGATGGTGTAAACATTAATGATAGTGCTTGGTCAAGAAAACTTATTAAAGGGGTTACATATCGTTTCAATCAAGAAGATAGTTCTAATGCAAACCATCCATTAAAATTTGCTAGTGTGCTTGATGGTATTCATAATGGAAGTTGGACATCAAGTATGGAATTTTCTTCCACTACTACAGGTACTGCCGGCAGCGGCGGTGCTTATGTCGACTTTAAAATCCCAGATCATACTTATAAAACTTGGTTACCTCCGGATGAACTAGTTGATTGGGAACCTGATTTTTATCGTGCATTATTTGCATATTGTCATAATCATTCTGGCTATGGTGGCCCAATAATGACGGAAAATAAATCAGTTCTTTCTTCAACTATAGAAGTGACTCCACACACTCCAGCTGCAGCGGTCGCTGAACCACAATTAACTGCTATTAATACAGGAACTCAAGCAACCTTATCTGGTCAATCGTATGCAAGGCCAAGAGATAGAAAATTAAATAATCCAAATACATTTATAGTTGCGGGTGCAAAAGTATATGGTGGAATGGCAGTGGGATTAAGACCTGATGGAAAAGTAGAAAGAGTATATGAAGTAGGAAACGTATTGTTTCCACGTATTAATTATGTTCATTCATTATTAGGAATAGTTAATGAAGATGCCGAAGTAGGAGAAGTTGTAACAGTAAGAGATACAGATTCTATAGAAGAACGTGTTTGGGATTTAATACCGGGAGCAGAATATTATCCCAATTATAGTCAAATAGTTTGGGAAAAAGGTAGCGACCACGAATGTTGGCTCACTACAGTGCCGCCTACAATAACTTCTGCAGATAGTTTAGATAGAATTAAATTAGGAAAAGCAGCAACTAAAGATCAATTAGATTTATCTTTTCCTCAATGGAAAATGTATGAATATCGGGCTAATGAAGATATTAGTAAAGGACAAGTAGTTGGTTTAATGTCTAATGGAAAAATTCAACTAGTATTTTGCGAAGGTGATGGTACTGCTAAACCCCAATTAGATGGTTCTCATTCATTATTAGGATTAGCAAAAACAGATATAGCATCCGGCGATTGGGGTGAAGTCGTTACAATAGACAAATCTCTACAAATGGCTGCTTTTCCAACTGGCTCTCATAATCCACTCCCTGGAACAGGATTAACAAAAGGTACAAATTATTATGTTGACTATAGAGATTCAACAATAAAAGAATTTGGAGCTTATAGTAATCATCCTGATAATATTATTGGGATTGCTGTACAAAACGATATAATTAGAATAACTGCTAAGTTACCAATTCATCAAACATATTCACCACAATGGGATTTGACAACTACAGAATATCCATTTCCAACATATTGTCCGGTTAGGACTTCCCCTTATCCTGATGAATATTTTCTAGCACATGACTCTATAGATGCAGCTGAACAATATGATGGTCAAGTAATTAACAGCTTAGTCCACACAAATGTGACCCCAGTTAGAAATTTGGAACAGGGTTCAACTGTTTACTTTGATGATATAAATATAATATTAGAAGAGTCTGATGGGATGTTATTAGAAGATGGAGATGAATTATTAGCAGAAGATGGCACAAATGCTGCTACTTCTTCGATTGGTAAGCTAATAATTGAATCTGAATTTTTACTATATGAAGATCTCATAAATACAGGAATAGGTCAAGAACCGAATAGAAAAATGAATATTTATAGTCGTCATGACGCTAAATATATCGTGGGCGATTTGACCACAACGACTTTTAAC